TCTTTCAATTTCATCTTTTAGTTGTTGGTTTTCGGTTGCGAAGAAAGCATTTGCCTCCCTTAGATTTTCTAAATCTTTAGGAAGACATGGAAGTTTACTAAAACTGACAAGATGATCACAATAGTCAGAGAGATATTTGTAATCTTCATACTTTACAAACTCACCTTTGGACGATTCGATCAACTTACCATTAGCAAGATGCTTGTATCTTACAACAGACATATTAATTTTTCTCGTAGGTCGTGGGACCATCATTATGCATCTGCTTGTAATTAGTAAACGGATTACCGTAACGATTCCAGAGGTTATTCGTGAGGTTGTCGAGTATTTTTAATATGTCGCTCATTTGATTGGTTTGCTTTGATGTTGGTAGAATATGTCAGTGTTTAATTCATGTCCAGAGGTAGCCTGAATACTTGACAATTGTAGTCATAGCTTCCAAATCACGACGTTCTAGCTCTTGTAAATCTTTATAAGAGTCCCAGTTTTCTTCAAGAGTTTGGCGTTCATTCTTGATGTAGTTGTAAACTCTGCGAAGTTCTCCGTCAACAGCTTTTACATTATCAATGTATTTCTGATCGATGTATCCTGCTTGCAGATCTTCAGAGAAATCAAATTGATCCTTAAGTCCTTCTTCATTCTCAACATAATCGATGAGAGTTTCAAACAGAACAAGCTGAATCAGTTCAGGTTTGTCCATCCAATGATTAGGAATTTTCTTGGTCAACCAGCGTTGCTTAGGACTGAATAGATCTTTAATTGATAACCAGAGGTTTTTCATTTTTGTATTTGAATGATATTTCGATGTTGTTGTCGCTCATTTCTTTGAGCCAGTTGATGTGTGGTTCAAGCACACTAAATGGTTCACCACCAGCTTCCAATATGGCAATTGCCATACTCTTGAAGTTATTGAAAAATAGTTGGTCAGCGTCAGTATCTAATAGATTTTTGTCACACATAAAAAAGAGGATATGAATATCATATCAGCTTCCCGTTGATTTGTCAAGCTTTGTTTATCACCATGTATTGACGTAGATACTGTATACTATTACAAAAATTAGCAAGATTGTGAATATAACTTCCATAATGTTTATTATATTTGTAGATTATGACAGTGTTTTATTATTATGGCGCTCAATAAGAAATTCTCTAACATCCTCTTCAAATGGATCTTCGGGAAAATCAACACCGTAGTAATCTTCAATTTTAAAATAGTTATCCTTAAATGTATCGTTAATTCCAATGAATTGTATCTTTCCTTGATTTTGGCGAGGATAAAGATTGTCAATTAAAACGTTATTTGGATTGGCATATTCATGTGGAGTGACTACACCATAGCGACCACCATACTCTGTAGAGACCCAAACTCTCGCTGCTTCTTGATCTTCACGCGCAAAAATATCATTTGGATCAAAATCCCAGCCAGCAAGATCATTAACCTTTTCAGCATAGTCTCTGGTTGCTGTAGTGAGAATGTGAACGTTTTCCTTGCCGACCAGTTCACGACTGAAACGAATCATCGCGTAACTGCATGGACGAATGATTGTGTAATATGTCAAACTATCGCCAAGAGAAAACTGAACGTGATTTTGTTTTGGATCGTTCATCAGCGTGTGGATCATAGTCTCGTCGATATCCCAGAAAATTTTGTTTATCATAGTGATTTAATTTTATTGTGTTTATTCAAGTTGCTTTAAGATTTCTTTGATGTTTTATTATTCATCGACTTTAAATTAATTTGAGAGTTTGCAATTGAGGATATTTTTCTAAAAAATCAGTTATGTAATTTTTTATATTTGAAGCTCCCCACTTATTAGCAGAATGCACATACCATATTGGAAATTTTTTATTTTGTTCTAAGCAAACAGCTGCTAGATATTTTGCACAGCAAAGACCACTTTTAGTAGTTATATCTTCATAATTTATTTCTCCCGTTTTCGAAGTTACTACATGGTAATATCGCATCATCTCATCGGATAAGTCGTGATCAAAGCTAATCACATCAGGAATTCCATTTTTTTCAAGATAATCAACAAATTGATCATAAGTTCGAACAATATCCCAATTACCATTAGGAATACCTGATATATTCTCAAGTGATCTACCAGTGATAATTTGTTTTTTCTCGTCCCGTCTTGGATAGATCCAAGCGTCTTTCGGATTTCTTATATCATCGATAAAACAATACTTTAATGAGATTCTATCTTTTTTCATAATTCTTCTTCAGTTTTTAATAGTTGTTCTATGTCGAAATTTTCCCATTCAATACGTCCTTTGGGATTAGAGTTGCGTCTGCCACAATCAGTTCTTGAGGATCAAGTTCAGTTACATCCCAATCAAAAGAATGCATGTTGAAGAATACTTCATTCGGACCATCATCGGGAAATTCTTCCAGCCAAACGTAAGTGGTTGAAGAGTTCAGTTCAACTTCACGAACTGTATATTCTTGACCTTTCTCTAGCAAGTTAAACTCAGCTTGCGCTGTTTGCGGTAGAAAAGCGAATTTAGCAGCTTCTCGAAACTTGATCTTTTGACCAATCTTCGGAAGACCGTTAAGGATTTTGTGTTTGTCGAATAGTTTGCCCATGAAACGTAAAGTAGGTCAGTGTTTTATTATTGATCGTAATCCATATTGAATTGGATTTGGCTGTTGTTGCAGCGATGTTCAAATTCAGATTTGGTGATTTTACACACAAGTTTGGTATTGTCAATGTCCCAGCCTTTTGTATCAACAAATTCTGCTGTTTCGCCATAAATTTCAACCAGCCATTTAAAAGCAGATTGCTTTTTAAAGATATTGTCGTAATTGGTTCTGTATTCCTTGGACACTACCTTGGATTTGATTTCGTCTCCTGTAATATCATTCCTGCTCATATTCTTTTCTATAGTTTTCCACAGCGATTTTAATTTTATAAAAAACATCATCGTAATCTTCAATCTCAATGAGTATAATCTTTTCAAGTTCATTGATCGTAGTCTCAATGTAATTGATCAATTTGGATTCTTCTGTTGCTATCATGATGTTTTGGGGGTGCATTTGTTTTTGTAGAATGCAACGGTTGCTTTTAGCGCATCGCTGAAGTTCATCGGTTCAAATTCTCTGGTATAATTTATTGTATCAATAGCATAGCGAAAATCATGCCCTTTACGATCTTCTACAAATTCAATGAATGAACTTGAATCGACAGTAGCATCAGGATTGAGAATGTCAATGATTTCTCGAATCAATTCCAAATTTGTTTTTTCGGTGCCGCTGCCGATGTTGTATATTTTACCAGATGCTCCTGTTTCAGCAATTTCTAAAATACTCTTATTGTGGTCATCAACGTGAATCCACTCTCTGATATTGGTGCCTTGTCCATACACAGGAATCTTATTGCCTACCATCAAATTTCTAATAATGGTAGGAATAAATTTCTCATCATTCTGATGTGGTCCAAAATTATTACAACAACGAGTAACAATAATATCCATTCCAAATGTGCTTTGGAATGACAAAGCGATTAAATCACTAGCGGCTTTAGAGGAAGAATATGGACTTCTCGGATTTAGAAAGGTTTCCTCAGTAAATGCAGGATCATTCAGATGCAAATGACCATAAACTTCATCTGTAGAAATACAAATGATTCTAGCCTTAGACTTTCTATTCAATAAGTACTCCAACAATACACTTGTGCCATAAGCATTGTTATAAACAAACGATGATGGATTGGTAATAGACCTGTCAACATGAGATTCTGCTGCAAAATGAAATACATAATCATAATCAATAGTATCTATATACCCTCCAATATTATTAATATCACATACATTACGAACCATTTCAGTATAAGTATTATTATTAATAAACTTAATAGATCTTATTTCTCTCCATCCAACTCCTTGTTTATCTATGTTTACTATATTAACATTAATATAATGTTTATTAATATATTCTATAAAGTTACTTCCAATAAATCCATTACCTCCAGTAATTAATATGTTTTTGTGATTCAAATCAAGCATAATTACATTTAGCACATATTACCCACTTGTCAAATTGTTTTTCTGTGATTAAATAAAGGCATGGAATATTTTTCAGAGGATGAGATTGATGATGCAGCAAATGACATTATCAATCAATTAAAAACCCAGACAAAAAGCTTAAAAGATGTAGAACGTGAATATCCTGAACTCACTCCAGAACAGGTTGATGCGTTTGTGCTTAAATACGGCAGCATTGCGGTCATAGAGCTTGCTGACGCCCTCAAGTCTCAAAGTGATATCGTTCGTCAAACAGGCGATGACAAGCAGGTTATAGCCCTTGCAGAGCTTGCTAAATCATTCCAAGGAAACCTTGAAGTATTGCAGAAAAGAAACATTGCTGACAATAAAAATCAAACTGCGATCAAAATTAAGGAAATGGATATTGATAGCAGGAAACAAAGCCAAGAACGCGAAGAACATCATCGTATTACAATGAGTCGTGAAGAACTTTTCAAAATCATGATTCAACAAAAATTGGCTGATAAACAGCCAAAAGATGCAAAACCATCAGACGACGTTATTGACATTTGATGGTTTTGCGCCAAGCTGTCCTTGGTTGCTGTTCAGATAGTATTTAACATTCTTATCAACGCCATCCACCTTGAATGGTATAGCCCGTTTATCAAACGAATCTGTAAAATTTCCAAATAGGTCACAGGTGACTGTTTCACTATTGCCGTATTCATCAACAATTTGCTTTTTGAGTTCATAATTTTTAGAGGTTGAATTGTTAGTCTCGCTATTGAAGGGGTTGTAAACTTTATTGTCTAAAAATAGTCTATTATTCTCTGAATTCAAATAGTTCAACACTTGGTTGAAGATATTTGAACTGGATGTATTTAGAACGGATGGCAATGCTGTGTCTTTTACACAATAAGAACCATGTGGTGTTTTTGGCCAAGACCCGCTTGTTTCAGCATTGTATCTACCTTGAGGGTTTTTATTAACAAGAGGCAGAGTATTATCAGAAAAAATAGTTCCGCTGATACCACTTCTAAAAACTTCTTCGCTCTGCTTAACAGAATTTTGAATCAATGATTTTATAAATGGAGGAAGCTTAAATTGAATGTCTTGGGAAGTTCCAGTTGGCACAACTGCTCCGGGTGTTATTGCTGTGCTGTTGCATCCAAATTGAACATTACCGCAACTACCCATACAGCTAGGAGTTGGCAAGAAATAATTCTTACCTTCAGCAAGCTTGATAGCACTAGCTGCCAATGGAGATGATAGCAATTGGGAAACGTAATATTTTATGCTGTAAACGTCCAATCGAGAACCTTCATTATGTAATTTATTGATGAATTTTTCCAATTGATTTAAACCAAGTTCAAATACCTTTTTGAACTCTTCCATGAATTCAATCTCTTTATTGGAAAATTGAGCAAGAACGTCCAAGTTCTTCACATTGGATAAATCATCCTTTGTGAATAACACGGTTCTCAGAAGTTCTATTTGATTACGCATACTATTAATTATTTCACATTATCAGAATACAATGGATTTACAGAATTGCCTGTTGGTTGACTTGGTGCGCTTACAGCAGTTGGTCCAACATAAGTCTTACAACACATCAATTGATTTTGATAAAGATCACCCATAAAAACATGGCGAAGTTCGCTAATGAACCAACGGCCCAATAACTTTTCATCACTTCTGAAAATTTCAGCACCTCTAGTAGAGTATATATCCACAAACTTACCGCTGCATCTCTTGGTATCTCCAACGTTGCTAAACGAGGACTGTAGGTTATAAAATATCATAGCGGTTGTCATTTCAGCTTCTACTAATTTAACACTATCTTCAATAGGAAATGGCAATCTGAAATGTGTAAATTTCTTTTTATTACTTTCATTCAATACAATAAATGGTAATACGTTTCCTTGTAATGCTTTGAAAACATTTACAAACTTAGAAGTCCATTTTGGCTTGAGTTTGTAGATGTCAACTTTTTTGATTTTAGTCTCCCCTAGTATTGGATCGTATCCATGCACCAATCGACTAACAAAGAATTCATTAGTGATATTATAGAAAGGTGTTGAGTATCCTATGTTTGGAGATGCATCGGGTTTATTTTTATTAACTTCGGCTCCTGTTGGAGGGTTATTTGGATTGTTTGTGTCAGAACCTCCATGTGTCAAGTCTCCCAATGCAAATGCATCCAATAGATTTTTAGGATCTTGGTTTTCTTGGAATAATTTAGCGATGGAAGTGAATGAGAATTTTTTAGTGATATGATCGTAATTGACGAACGCTTTGGTGTGGATGTCACCACTTTTCATATAAAAGCTACGCAACAAGTAATACAATAGATCGATGTATCTCCAGTTGATAGGAGGGATGTATGTCAAAGTGAAATCACCAGATTCCCATTCATCTGAATTTACATACTGTTCGCCTAATAGCTCGACAAATAAAGCTTTGATTAAATCTCCAACTTTACCTTCGTATTTCTTGTTGTATGGAATCTGTTCCATAAATGGAATAGACTTTTCATCAACCAATTTAAAAGTTTTGATATTGGATGATCGTGTTACTGGATTACCATGATTAGACTCATCCAATATAGCGAACGTGTTATCGTATTTTCTTTCATCTGGATCGGTCTTTAATTTAAAGTAGATTTTAATTCTATCTCTGCCGTCGCCTCTTAGGAAAAACTTATCATTTTCGATGAAATCATAAGGGTTTGCAATACTTATGATACCATTCTCAAAAGGTTCAAACACATTATCTACCAATGTCATTCCTCGAATAGCAGACTTTGTGAATTCAACTTCTAAACCATCAGCGTTTTTAAGTTTGAATTCACATTCGTAATCCAGTCCATTTATCTTAAATGTTTCCATTAATAATGTCGTCCTCCAAAAATAGTAGAATTAGTTATATCAGAATAAATCAATGTTGTTACACCCGTATCGATGTAAGATAATTGAACTCCTCCATTTACATAAAATGGGGCTCCGTTAAACTTATCTTTATTTAAGAGATAGATTATCCACCAGCTTTGAATATCGCCATAAATTTTGTATGATATGGTTGTCAATGCCATTCGATTGTTTACATTGTAAAATTTTATGTAATCACTATCAATTTCTGGAAATTCAATTTTCTTTAAGGTGTTGTAAGTGTAGAAATCTTTATCGTCGAGTGATTGAGTGAACACTTTAAAAATGCGTTCGTAACTCTTGATACTCAAAGCGTCAAGTGCTGAAATTTTATCTCTATATTGTCCTACGTCGATCATGATATTATTGTATTATGTTTATTATGCGAATGGGCCAGGTCGAAAAATGTTCCCGGACACGCTTGCTACTGCTTGTCGTTGACGTTCAATGGCACCAGAGAACCCCGCACCACCAGTTTCCGATAAGTAATTGATAAAGTTGGCAGGTTCGATAGTGAGTGATGTGAATGCCATTGAAATAGAATAACCTTCGGGAACAATTTTAGCCCCGATCATTTTACGGGCACCCAAAAATGAAACACTAAGCGAGCTACAGTAAGCCCATCTCATGTAACGCCATCCTTTTAATGTCACTTCATATATTCTAGGAGGTGTCATAGATATAGCATCCTTTCGATTTGGTCGATTTTTTTCAATTAAATGTTTTATAAAATTGTAATTGTTTTCAACAGATGCAGGGTCTATTGTATTTGATAAAACGAAATTAACTTCTAATGGGCCTTCAGATGCTGATGTAAAATCATAAAACTTAGGAGTTTCAATATATGACCCTGCATTTCCATCACCATCTAATTGTTTAAGCGAATTGCCGACAGAATCGAATCCCATTTTTTTCAAAGAATCGCCTATTGGACCAGCGACAGAAGAAGCAATTTGAGCCACATCAACTGCCGCGCCTCCATAAGATTGAATAGCAGAGTCTAATGCTTGCCCGACTCCAGTTCCCCCGAAACCGTTTTTAAATGTATCTCCGAATGAGTTTGTAAAACTTCTGATATTATCACCAAAGAATGGGAATAAGTAATAATCATCAGTTGGTGTTGTAGCATCACTATAAAGTTTATCATAAAACGCAAATGGATTTGTTTCCGTAACTACGGTAACATAATTTCGGAATCTATTTATGGTCTGATTTTTATTCAATTCATACGCTTTTACAAATAATTGCGGAGTTTCATGCCTTAAGGTAGACCCCTTGGGCATACTTGTCCAATCGTAATCATTAATAATATCGTAAGCCATATTAATATTTAGGAGCCTAATCTATACACGCTTGAAAAATATCCATCTCTATTGTCAACAAATTCAATTAAATCTTTTGTCGGCGCTGATGAACTATTCGGAATAGTTGGAACCGATGTTGGTGTAGAATTTGAATTCATTCTTTTAAGCTCAGTTAAACTCATATTGCCGATAATTATCAAGTTATTCAATGCTGCTAAATGCTTTTGAGACAACGATATCATCAAGCCTAAACGTTCTGTTTGAACAGATGAGATATTAGCCACTCTTTGACCTATTTTATCATTTTCATTTTGTATTTCTTGTGTGTTATTGAGTTGTTTTTCGCTACCAGCCAAAGTATTCTTAATGAACTCCTTTGATTTTCCAATAAAAGATGTTAAGTTATCCAAAGTTCCAGAGGCAAACGACTTTGCTTTTTCAATATAAGGTGCGGCCTTATCCAAAGCTTCAGAGGCAAACGACTTTGCTTTTTCAATATAAATTGTTGCCTTATCCAAAGTTTCAGATGCAAACGACTTTGCTTTTTCAATATAAGGTTTTACTTTATCCAACGCTTCAGATGCAAACGACTTTATCTGGTCAACTTTGGTTGATACAGCAGTTCCAATACCATCCCATACATTTCTGAAGAATTCTTTTGATTTTTCAAATCCAGAATTTACGGAATCTTGCAATCCTGTCATCATGGTGTTGTTTTGTGCTGTTGATTGAACATCGTCAGATATAATACCCAACCACTCCAAGGGCTTTCTCAAGACCATTGGCAAATCTTTCATTTTAGAACGAACAAAATCTTTAACTTTGTCGATCCAATTAATGTTGGTATTACCAATTGAAGAATCGGTAGATTCGCTTGTATTAAACAATGAAGATAGCATATTATAGCCTTGTATTAGCATGTCTACACCGGGAACACTTCGAATAATGTATTCAAGACCTTTCATCATATCCCCGCTGTTGAATGCATCCCAAGCTTTTGATAGATATTTGAATGTCGATATGACAGGTATATTCTCACCATTATTCCATATCCAATCACCGATGGATTTCGCCCACGATGATATTGAAGATGCGGCTGCTGCAACATTAAGATTTGGTTCTTCTGGTTGTTGATTTGGATTTAGATAAGATATCAATGCTTCAATGCCTCGAATTATCAAACCACCGCCGGGAATAATAGCAACTAAACCGTAAGCAAGATTGGTCAATGATTCTGTCAATTTACCACCCTTGAATGAATCCCATGCCATACCTAAGTATTTGAATGTTCCCAATAAAGGAACATCTTTAGCGTTATCCCACAACCAACCTCCAATGGATTTGACCATATCGCCTAATATGTCCAATTTAGAAAGCTTTGGCTTTCCTTCACCTTGGTCTGATTTGTAATCGAGCCATGCATTAAGAACATCCAGACCTATTTGAATTGGCACTACAAATGGCGCGGCTGGTGTGAATACTAATAATCCAACAAGAGCATTTATAGTATCAATAATACCGCCAACAATATCACCATCTTTAAATCGTACATATGCAAAACCTAATGATATTAGCATTCCAATAATTGGTAGTTTTGTTAAAACTTTGGATAATGGTTTCAACAATTTGATAGCCATTTTTCCAAGAAAGTTTTTTTCAAGTTTGGCCAAAACTCTTCCACCCAAGCCGCCACCAAACTCGCCTATAAGCTCCATAAACTTTCCACCAAGTGTTCCAAAAAGCTTTTCAGGTAATTCTACTAGCGAGTGAAAAGCTGTCATAACAACGCTTTTTAACAGTTTCAAACCACCCTCTATGCCCAGTCTTGATAGAATTTTTAATGCTCCCCTAAAAGGACCATCGTTCATCAAACCAGTTACAAAAGCAGCTATACCTCCGACAATAAGCATCAAAGACACCCCAAGGCCGGATAGTGATGGCGTTTGATTTTGAGATGTTCCATTTATAGCGCCTGCTGTTTTATTTTGATTTCGGGCAATTGAACCCACAAATGTTTGGGGTTTTGCATCTGGCATTTTTGCTCTTTGAATATCCGCCAAAATATTACCAAATATCTTTGCAAATTCGGTAATTCTGCTTTTTTCCTGTGAACTAAATGTGGTCTTTTGCGATTCTCTATTACCTATGGAAGAATTGATAATATTAGTTTCTGCTAATTTATCTTGTTTAGGAACACCTTTATCCCCTTCCATGCCTTGCAAAAAGCCAAGAATTCGGTTTAAAGTAGGTAGTAGTTCTGCGATTGATTCCACATTACTTATTTAGAATCACGAATCAAAGAAAGCGACATCAACATCAATTAAACGATCTGAATTATTAATACGCACAGTCAACGCATCAGTTTCAAGTGATTTAAATGCTTGAATGAATAATGTAATTTCTTTGTTTAAAGACAAAGGAAGGTTATTGACAATTTTGATACGATCACGGATGGATAAATTGGAAAAATCAATAGCATCTTCTCCGATTGATATGTTCTTGATATATTTAACTATTTCAAATGTGTATATATCTCCAACACTTTTACCAATATCCTTGTCCGAATCTTTCTTGAGAGTATCAACACATGCCGTGATAATTTGATTTTCGGCTATTAGAGTAGGAATTTCAAGATCAACATTGATGACTCCTTTTATGTTTTTTGAAGTGATTGGTTTTATACTCTTCAATTTCTCAATAACATCATTCAAAACATCATGTCCTTCTCCATCAAATTTAATAACTGTTCCTACGCTATTTGCTCTCAATTGAACAGCGATCAGAATTTTGTCAACGATTGTTAAGGTTTTATTGGAGGTGTTTTCCAAAACAGCATCATTGATGACTTTTTGAAATCTAAGTGCTCCTACAATACCCTCTGTGATTGTTGCGATAATTTCTTTTTGTTGTTTGAATGTTAAAGGTTCGCATTCAATTTTTTTACCAGTTGAAATCACATCAACTTTCAAATTTTCAGTTTCAAGCTCGTTGATTTTATCCAGAAATAATTTAACGTTGTCGTCCATATGTGCTATTTACTTGCAAGTTTTAAAAATCAAGTCCCGGTGCATTATTTTGTTGAGATTGCATCTCTTCATTATACTTTTTTATGAAGAATGTGATATCTTTAATATCCGAGTCCATCAATATACGACCGTCAATTCTTTTAGATAGATAAAATAATATATCTTGAAAATACTCCTTTGAATAGTTTAAAAACAATCCTCTTAAAAAGATATAAGGCGCGTTTGTGTAAAAGTTAATAGATATTAAGTTTAAAGCTGGGTTATCCAACTTGTATATTTTAGATTTATCAGCCGCTAAGTGTTCTGTTATTTTAGAGAATACCTTGGCGGGTAATCTGTTGATAACCAAACGTTTATCAGATTTAGATAACGATAATAAATTCAAAGAAATGTCAGAAATCTTAATATTTTTCAATATATCATAAATAGGGAGGCTATCTGTTTCATTAAAAGAAAAGACATTGGGTATGCCCAACTCATAAGTGTTATCATTATCTTCTATAATAATATTATCGTTTAAGTTTTCCGATAATTGATTTAAAAGATATGATATTTGAAGTATTATTTCTTTACCGTCCAATGCAAATGTTATCGTGTCACTAACATGATACTCCCATAGTTTCAAAATGGTTTTGAACTTTTCGTGAATTGTATCACCTTCAAATTCATTTAAAAATGAACAGAATTTATCATCCTGTCGCATTTCAATAATTGCTGATATCTCTTTTAGTTTACCAAATGTTAATGTCATGCAGAAATCGGTTCGTAATTCAAACAAGCTAAAGCAACACTCTTGACAGTAAATTGAGTTGAATCATAATCAAGTGTATATCCTTCAACTGATAATGGATGGACGCCTTTGAATTTGTAACCTTTTCTGAAATTGCCTTGGTTATCGTATTGTTTAACCACCATAGTAGCTTTCAAGCTTGGCTTGCCATCTTCAATAAGTCCTTTGATGCCCATTGCAATCATCCAAGGGCGGAAAAACTCATGCTCCAAGTCTTGGGCAGTTTCCAAAATATTAACAGAAAAACTTCTACTCAAAAAGTTCGTGCGACTGCTCATTGCATGAGTTGGTAGAAATCCGCCTTTACCTGATCCAAACTCCAATGCCACAAATTCTGATGATTCTGTTGGTAATGTGACAGATTGTGCTACCAAGATGGAACCTGCATCACCTTTACTCATATCATTTGGTGTAAGATTAGCAGACCATTTTTCACCAGCAGATGTTAAAATAGTGTTGATGGCGCTTGCTGTGACTCCATCAATTGATACAGACCAAAAGACAGGGAGGCTCAAACAAAATTTGGCCTCCCTGCTAAATGATTGTAAGAAATCGTTGATTTGGATTGGCATTCCCATATCAACTATTTAGTGATCAACTGAAATCTTCATACCAGTGATAACTAAATGTAGCATCAAATGATACAATTTCACCAGTTCCTTCTGCGATAGTGTAAGATAAGCTGCCGATATTACGAATACCAACGCCAATCAACTTGATGGTCTTCACAATTTGAAGTGGTTGACCGCTGGATGCATTGATGTCCTTTGTGCAAGGAACCGCAAGAATATCAAGAGTGATGCTGCTTTCTGGTCCGGGCATGCAAAGATTTGCAGTAGTATCTTCGTTGTTGAATGCTACACGGGAAGCTTTTTCAAGCTTAGTTCTCAAATCAAGGGCTTGATCAGAGTAAAAGCTGATAGAATAACCTTCAGCACCTTCATAGGTAGCTCTACCTCCGATATTGAAAACTTGACCAGCATAACTAACGGTCTTATTTTCAATTGATCGGCCCGGTAAGTTACCTGACTTGGCATACACAAGGTCAGTTTCGCCCTTTAGGGATAGTGCCGGAAAGGAAATGTCTTTGATTCTAAATAAGAAGTCTCTGGAAAATTGCTTTTGGGAAGCTTGAGAGAAGAATGTTTCAATATTCGATGGCATATAGTTATTTAGTTTTGTGCTTATCAAAAAGTGTCTGCGTCATACAAAAATACCAAATTGCCGCAATCGTAGATTCTTCTGTATCCCCTTTCATACATTAATTCTCTTTCTGTTTTCTCTTTATCAGACGCCGTTTTTATCAATGTGTGTTTTTGAAAATTCATTCTGTGTAATAGAACGATGTTGTCTGATGTATAATAATAGTTTGGTTTTGATTTTGATATTAATTTCATATTTAATTTTTTATATAATTCGCCATTACTGTATCTCAAATCGCAATAAGAGATAAATTTTTTAATGTTGGAATGTTTTAAAATTTTACTAGCACCCCCAATAACTTGAGTATTTAATAAATTACAAAATCGAATTAATTCATATGTTGATGCCCCTCTGGTAATTTTTCTATTTCCAAAACACATCAAAGATACCAGTTCATTATTGTAATATAATCCAATAGCTTTTGTAAATTTACAAGAACCTTGTCTATGATTTACATCGAGAAATTTTTTAGCAATATCCAAACCAACCTCGCCGTATTTACATTTACGAGCATATATTTTATTAGACGTTTTTTTTAATTTATTACTCAATATCGATTTTATTACATCTTTTTTCAATTTCCACTCATTGTCAAATATCGTAATTAAAGATATCCCCCGTTCTAAACATTGTTCATACTTTTTTAAGTGTTTATGTTTTTTATACAATTCTTCTTCTGCGTTATTTGGAAATGTCGTTCCGAATGAATGCCACAAAATTCCATTGTATTCAATTGCCAATGAATGGTCGGGGAGATAAATATCTAATTCATGTCCATTAAGCATGGTTCTATCGTTTAAAATAATATTGTCGATCCCTAAAGTTTTTAAAAAGTCAACAACTTCATTTTCTTCTCTTGATCTGCCAGAATGACCGTTGCAATTAGGACAATATATAACACTCCATAATTTATTTTTAAATAATGGTTTGAAAATGTGTTCGCATTGTTTGCATTTAACTTCAACTCTGGATGTCGTAGTCGTATTTTGGTCTTTAATGAACGATAAGATTTCAAATTTTTCTTCTATTTGAGATGATATGGCTATCATTTGTTTTTCATGCATGTCTTTGCGGGATGCATATTTACTATATCCTTTTTTTCTGTTTATAAATGGTAGATGATTATTTTCATCATCTGTTGGCGTTGCCTGTATATTATGTTCTATGCAATAAACACGCTCAGATATTGAAAAATCATCCAATGTAATGAACGACGTGTAATAAAAAACACTACATGCAAAATTAGGATATTTTAATAATCGAGAGATACTAAACGAAACATTATCTTGGGTTGAATGTTTATGAAAAAACTCAGAGCACTCTTCTTTACTCATTAAACTATAATCAGAATTTAAATATTTTTGTTTCAATTCGTCAGATGATCTTTTGTTTTTTTCTGTGTAATTGAATTTATTTTTTACAACTTTGTTTTTTTGACTATAATTAAATGAATTATTGTATTTTTTATTCTGTGGAGAATATCTTAATTTTTTATTTGTAATTGGGCATTTTATAATTTCTTTAATATCATTAAGTATGCAATAGATTCGTTCTTGGGGCTTTGCATTATATTCATCAAGAAATGACGTTTCTTTGATTATTTCATTTAATAAATCTTTTGATATTTTTTTAAAACTTAAGTTGCCCTTAACATCAAAACATTTATGTATTTCATTTTTTAAATTCATGATTTCTTAATACTTTGTAATTTTCATAATTATCAATCAATTAAAGAAAAAGTCAAGATCTGATCTTGACTTTTTCTTGTTATTATATAAGTTCTTTAAAATTAGCGTCTGTTCTCGTCGCTGTGAATGTTACTGTGATGAATTCTGCTGTTCTAGTTGGTTTGATAAATACATCAGCATGTAATTCATTGGCATCAATCACTTCCGCTGTATTATTCCTTTCGTCACACACAATCAAGTAATCATAGCAACCACCGTTTTGCTTCGCGTATTCAAAGAGCGGAGTCAAAGTATTCACAAAACGAGTTCTTGTGAAGTCATTGTTCGGCTCAAACAAGAAGTATTTGGATACTTTCTTGGTTGGACGCTCAAGTGTCAAGAACAAGCGGCGAACGTTGATTCTGTCGAATGCGCTTGGCTTCTTATTAAGGGTCTTCTGACCGATAATAACAATACCGTCGCTTGCGCTAAAGGTAAGCGGGTTGATGTTGCTCTTGTAGAGTTCATCACGTTGCTTCTGATTAGGATTGACAGCGATATCAAGTGCAGTTGTTACGATACCTCTGGTGTAACCAGCTGGGGCACTCCATGGATATTCATTGGCATCCGTTCTAGCCATTGCAGAAGCTGCGAATGGAGAGAATGGAATCCAGACATTTTCACCAGTAAAGTCATCATAAATCAACGCCCAGTTTCCATAGGTGATGGCATACGAAGAGTTTGCCAATTCAAATTGGTGTCTGATCGGCCAGTAAACATCAGTTTGGAAATTCTTAGTCTTATCGCTAAGAATCTTAGTGTTTCTTCCAGTTACAAGGAAGTGACGGATTGGGTCAGCGATAAACACACAGTCTCCACGACCACCAGTGTTACTTGGAAGGTTACAGAAGTTTTCAAACTTGTTGAAGATGTTGGTGTAGTTAGCGCGAATTGCAGTAGCATCTGTATTACCCGAAATGTCTTGTGATGTTCTCATTGTATCAATCTTAGTTTTAAGAGTTGAATTGTAGAGAGTATCATCATAGTAATCAGTTTGTGCCGCTGAAGCAACTGTGAAGATGGTTCCAAGACCAGCTTCTACAATAACGTCAATGTCGTAAACTTCATCATTTCTGATGCT